ATCACGCTCTGTGGTAAGTCACCAAAATTATGCACTTCATCTATGGCCTGTGCCACTGGATTGTAGTTGTTGGCCAGTTCATCGGCCAACTGATAAGCACTGTCTGTGCCAGGAACAACACCCGATTCAATGCCTTGGCTTACACCTTCTTGCAAGGCCTTGCCCAGGGCCTGTGTGCCATAACTTAGCGCAAAGGTCAGTGCGGCACCTTTGGCTATGTCGCCTATGTTCTCGCCCTTGACAGCACCTGCTGTGGCATTGGCCAGGGTGGCACCTAGTGGTCCGCCAATGATGCTGCCTGCTATGGTAGCAATGGTCTTCCAACCCACAGTTTTGTTGATCAGTTTATCAAGGCCAGCAAACAGGTCACCTAGTGCGGTTGGATCTCTGTAACCCACACTATTTTTTCTTACTTCTTGTGATATTCTATTAACTTCAGCAAGGTATCTGTCCCTTTGATCTTGTGCTATCTTGATGTCATTTTGTTTGAATGTATCATACGCCGTGGACGCAGACACAACAGGAGCATTGGTTTTGCCCAGTTCCCGATACTGCAAATTGCCTGGATCCGCTTTGGTTGTGGCTCCGTAATAGGCACCAGGATTGTCACCAAATTCTGCTGGTCTAGTGCTTTTTAACCAACGGCTTGGCTCACCTGTGACCTTGTTAGCAGGCACGGCAATATACACACTGCGATCTGGTCCGTCTATTTGTCCTGTGCTAGTGATCCTGAATCCCATCTTGGATGCGGCATCTCTTTGTTCTTGTGTTACTTTGCTACCTGGTGTGGGCAAAATGCTTTCAAACTGTTTGACTGATTCTGCCATCTTGGCCGCATCTGCGGCTTTTTTCTGTTCAGAAGTGTAGGTTTGATAGTTGCTATAAGCTGTAGTGGCCATCTTACCAAACTGATCTTGAGGTATCGTTGCTCCTTCAGGACGACCATCTGTGCCAACTCGTTGATAGCCTACGCCATCTTTGTAATAATACCATCCGCCCTTGGTGCCTGTGACAGGATCATCCATGACTGCGGCAAAATATTGACCATTGATGTATCTGTCTTTGTCATACATGGTTGGTTGACCTAGACCTTTGGCTTCTTGTGCTGTTTTGGCCTGCGATTCTAGATTCTGTGTGCGTTGTTGAGCCACTACACCAAGTCCAGTCCGATCGTTGACATCAACGCCTGCGGCCTTGGCTTCGGCCAACAAAGTGTTTATTTGTGTTTGATCTGTGGCTTGTTTGATCCTGTTGCTAAAGTCGTCTGCCTTGATCTGCAGATTTTGTTTTGCAGTCTGGGCTTCTTGTTGTTTGACTATTTGTTGAGCACGATCAACATAACCAGGATTGATAGGTGTGCCAGCAGTCTTGGCTGCCTGCGTATAAAAATCCAGTTCATCTTGTGTTTTGGCGTTTAATATTAGACCTTCATAGGCTGCTGATTTGTTGTTGGGAGATTTGGACAAGGCTGCATTGATATTGTTTCTCAACTGCGGTTCCAACTGAGCCATGCGTGCTTGTGTGGCACGTTGTTTTTCTTCTGCGGCACGCTGTTCTGGTGTTTTGGCAGCTTCTCTGGCTGCTAGTTCTTCAGCGGTAGGCATGGCAGCCAGTTGGTTGTAGGCCTGATCCACACGACCTTTGTCATAGCCAACCTTGTCTGTGTTGGCTTGTTTGACAATGGCATCTATTTCTGCTTGAGTCCGTGCTTGGCCCAGTTTGCTGTAAAAATCGGCGGCCTTGGCTTGATCAGCAGCGGCTCGTTCAGCCGCAGCTTGTTTGGCCGCAACAGCGGCCTTGTCTGCGGCAGCTTTGTCTGCGGCGGCCTTGTCAGCGGCAGCCTTTTCTTTGGCGGCCTTTTCGGCCTGGGCCCGGTCAGTAGCGGCCTTGGCAGCTGCGGCCTTGTCAGCAATGGCTTTGTCTGCGGCAGCCTTGTCAGCGGCGGCCTTGTCAGCGGCAGCTTTTTTCTCTGCGGCCGTTATGGCAGTTTGTGCCTTGTTGACCAGACTGTTGGTCAAGGTTATGCCATCTTTTTGAGCCGCAGCCAAGATACTGTTTAATGCGGCCTGCGAGTTGGCTGAGGCCAGGCTTTTTTCAAGTTCGGCTTTTCTTGCGGTCATCTGAGCCGCTGTCATCTTTGGTGCCACTGGTGCTGTTGTTTTGGTAGCCATAGTGTATTTACTCGTTCCTTATAACCATGTGGGTTTAGCTGGCCATTCCACTGACTCAGGAAAGCCTGCCTGTTGGGGCACTGCCAGCAAGGCTTGACGATATGTGATCAATTCTTGTTGTTGATCTGCGGTCAAGCTGGCATACCAAACAGGATTAACACGATCTACATCTGCCAACAATAAGTTTCTTTGTTGTCTGACATGATTTATGGTCATTTCCGCATCAACTATCCAGGTCAACTGATTCCAATCCCAAATGTAGCGCATATGATCCCGGGTTGGTTTGTTTGGAAATTCAACAGGTTGATTGTGTTTTATATAAAAATGCGTGGCATCAAAAATACCTTCCACAAATGATTTGTCTTGCAGATTAATATCAATAATATCTTGGTCAGCACTACTAATAGTGTTGATAATTTGTCCAGAGGCAGGATCGTAAATGGTATAATTCATCGTTTGAATGCCTGTGCATTGATACTGCTAATAAGATCTAATCTTGTGATGTTATAAAACAGCGGAGGATTATACGGAGTCAAAAACGCATACATTCTAAAATTGCCGCCGGCGGTGGATCTAAAAAAACTTATCCAAGGTGCTTGCACTGTTAAACTTATGATTCGTGGATAAGGACCTGTTGCGGTTGGAATTAATAAAAGTTCACTGTAAGTTGCCACAGTTGTTGTTCCATCTAACAAAACCAAATCTACCTGCAGTTGTTGATTGCTGAAAGCACCGGACACTATTTGTATTATTAAACCAGCAGATATTGAAGGAAACAGCAAGGTTCCACTGCCGCCTGTGACCACACCAATATTGGCTGTGGCTGAACTAAAAATTTGTGTGCTGGTTGGTGGATTGTTGATGGATTGTGTGGCACTTGATCCTAATCCCACACTGGTAGACAATGGCACCACGGTGGTAGTAATCACTGTGTTGGGATTGAGATTGCCACCATTGATCAGCCCTGTGACCCTCAAGTTACCACCTATCTGGGCATTGTTGCCCACAGTCAAGCTGTTGCCTATGCTGACTGTGTTGCCAAATCTGGCATTGCCTGTGTTGCCGTCCAACCAAAAACCTTGGCTGTTGAAGTTGCCAATGGTGGCACCTGTTGATACCACAGTGTTGGCTGTAAGCACATTGGCTGCTAACTTGTCAGTGGTTATACTGCCACTGACTATGCTTGTGCCGTTGATGGTATTGGCTGCAAAACTATTGGCAATGATAGCATCGCCATTGATGGTGTTGGCTGCAAATGTGTTGGCCGTGATTGCGTTGCCGTTGATGGTGTTGGCTGTAAAAGTATTGGCCTGTAAGATATTGGCATTGATGGTGTTGGCTGTAAACAGGTTGGTGGTCAAGGTGCCAGTTTGTATGTTGTTGGCTGTTATGGTATTGGTAGCAATGTTGTTGGCAGTAATAGTGCCTGTGGCAATGTTGTTGGCAGTGATGGTATTGGCAGATACTTTGTCGCCTGTAATGGTGTTGGCAGCCAGACTTGATCCTGGCACTGAGTTGGCCACCAGGGTATCTCCAGATACCACTTGTCCTACCGCACTGTTCCAAACACTGCCATTGTAGCTAAATGTGGCACTTTGACCTGTGGTTGGATAGGTAAAATATGCTGTGTCACCAACCACGGGCGGACTTAATCCTGTGCCTATGGGCGGTGTGTTGGCTGTTCTGCTGGCACTGAACCAACCTGTCAGAGTCGAGCTTGAAGCGTTGCCGGGATTGGCTGTGGTAATCACATAGGCCATGCCCAGCGGTCCACGCTCGCCTGGTGTGCCTGTGGCTGTTGTGACCACATCAAGATCAATGGCCACGTTGGCAGTTGTAATTTGATAATTGCTACTGGGTGGACTTGAGGCAGCGGCCCATTGTATTTGACGACCACCTATGGCACTGTAATACAAGGTCCTTGATGTGGCTGTGTTAAAAGGTGGACTGACCTCATACCACTGATAAGCTGTGGGGTTACTACTGGGTGTTGGTCCCACACTGTTGTAAACACCAAAATAACTGTAGTTGTTTGAATTAGTATCAAAACCTGCGGTGCCTGTGGCATTGTTGCTGTAACGCAGATTCACATACTGATACAAATAACCAAACACTGCGGCGTTGCCTGCCTGACTGACCACACCAGTGGTGGTATTGGCCACCAGCACATTGCCAGGTATTGTGACGTTGCCTGTGCCAGTGGTGTCTAAGTTGCTGAGCAAATAATTTACTGCTGGCAACAATTCACTGCTATTGGTAACAGCAAATGTGGTCATTATCTGTCGTCCTCGGTCTGTGTATACTGCCACGTGGTGGCACTGCACAACCAGGTGGACGTGTTGCTGGTGTTGGTAAGTTTGATGCTGTTGATACGAAACGCATTTTGATCAATCTGTGTCCAGGGATTGTTGGTGTTGATGGCCATGGTCACAGCGGGCCTAAAATCTGGCGTTTGCCCTACACTGTTTGAACCACCAATTGTGACAGTGATGTTGCCTGTGCTATTGGCCACAGGCAGGCCTATTTCGTCAAGATTGACCACTTCGGGCAGGATACGGTGAACCAGGAGATGTCCTGTGTAGTCTTTGAGCAACTGTATGTTGTCTCTGCGGAATTCACTGCTGATAGGTGTGTTGCTGATAAAGGTATGACCTATGTCTTTTTGCACCAGGGCTGTGTTGGCCACACCGCGGCTGTAGACCATGGTTCTTGAAGCGGCATCAAACAGTTCGCTTGAATCAGGCCAAGGTCCATAGATGGGAGCTTCACAGGCCATGGACGCATTGGCAATATCTCTGGGCGGATTCCATACTTTGAGATCGTATCTGTAGCTGATCATTTTGTTGCACCATCCAGTTGAGTTGAGATCTGGATAGTAGATTTCTATTTGGTTTTTACGGGTGTTGTTTTCCACAAACACACGTGAACTGTAGGTTATATTAAGATTTTCAAAGAAATAGTTTCTGATACGCTGATTGCCCAGACCCGAAAAGTCTTGTCCGTCAAACACCCAGATATCTCTGGCATCTACACCATACACCGCATTGTCTGCGTTGGCCCAACAGTTGGCATTGAGCAGGCCACGTCCTTGATTGTGTAATCGCACACCCAGCACAGGATTGTTGGTGCCTTGGAAGTTGATGGGACTGAATACCACTGTGTCCCAATAACTACACACGTAAAAGTTACCATTGCTGGGAAAACCATCTACCACAGGTCCGCGCACAGGCACTTCCAATTCGTTGGCCACGTTCTGTGCAGTAGGCGCCCAAGTTGTGGGTCCATCATTGAGTCCAAAAGCCTGGCTCCATCGCACTGTGTTGGGAAAATTGGTTACAATACTGCTGAGTGCATCTGTAGACGTAAGATTACCTGCTATAAGAATACTGCCCACGTTGGGTGTATTATACAGTCGCACAAATCCAGCAGTCAAGGCACTCCAGGATGTGTTGTAGTTCCAAATATAACCAGGACCACCGGGATTGTTTGAATATTGAATAAATGTCGACCCTTGTGCAGTCAAATACATGGGTGGATTTAGACCATCATTGATGAACAACACATTTCCATTCCAAGCATCTGTGATGTTGGTGTCCAAGCTGTAGCCTGGCAAAGGTGTGCCGCCAGGACTGGCATTGACCCAAGATCCTGCACCATTTCCACGCCACCAATTGCCATCGCTGGTGGCCACTATGAACCACCATACATTATTGGCTCTGTAGCCGCCTGTAACAAATATAGGTGTGCCTGGTATGGTCTCAAGTATAGATTCATCACCCAACACTGATCGTATGCCGCGAATGTCAGTTTCCACATTGAAACCTGAATTGTATTCGTTGGGAGCCAGGGCATTCGAAGGAATGTCCGGATGAAAGGTCATGTTCTGAAACGGTATTTTTACTTCGTCATAGCGTTGAGCCATTTATAATCCTTAGAATGATGACAATAATACA